TACACAGTAGCAAGTTCTACAACAACAGTTGTTCTAGGAATTATGCTTGGTAATACAACAACTAGTCAAACTACTGCAACAGTTACTTTAAGTTCAGACACATCAAACAGAGCAGGTGCTAACAACGAAGCTAATCAAGATGTTGAATTAGTAACTAATGCTCCTATACCTGCAGGTTCATCACTTGAACTGTTATCAGGTAATAAAGTAGTTATGGAGACTACTGACGTACTGAAGCTAACTGCATCAGGTGCAACAGACATAGCATTATCAATCATGGAGATTACATAATGGGATATGTAGGTAATCCACTTCCTGCAAACTTTCAAGCCTCACCTGCAGTTGTTAGGTTCAATGGTGATGGAAGTGATACTACATTCGCATTAGGTAGAACCATATCAAATGTCCAAGACATACTTGTATCGGTTGATGGTGTTGTTCAGGATAGTTCTGCTTATACTATTCCTGATGGGTCTACTCTTACTTTTAGTGCAGCTCCTTCAAGTGGAACAAATAATATTTTTGTATATTTTCTTGAACTAGCAGGTGGTAACATTACTCCTGCAGCAGAGAACAAGGGTAACTTCAAAGGTGGTGGATTGTTTAGAACAAATGCACAATCATTAGGTGCAGATATAACAATACTTGCAACCGAAAATGCAAACGTCACAGGACCTCTTACAATAACAAGTGGTGTAACATTAACAATAGAATCAGGTGGAAGGCTTGTAACAGTATGAGTAGTTTATTTACAGATACAATACGTAAGACTGGTGGCTCATTAGGAACAGACATAAGAATTAAGAATACATCTGTGTATGAGTCTGATGGTGGCACGAGTGTTACACAAAATTTAACGTTAGCTGTTTCTAAAGCATTTGCTAGATACCATATTTCAGATAACTCTTTAAACGCAACTTTAAATGTTGCTAGTGGAACAGACAATGGAACTGGTGATTATACTTTAACTTTTACAAATGCCTTTAGTGTTGCAAATGACATAACTACAGGACAAGGTGGAGTTACTAGTGGTAACGAATTAAGACAACCACAAACTAGAACATTAGCTACTGGTTCAGTAAGGGTTGGTATAGTTTATGTAAATGGTGGTGTAGTAGACCAAGATGGAACTACAAATATATATTTTGGAGCATTAGCATGAGTACCTTAAAGACAAACACCTTAACAGGTACAACTTCAGCAGGTAGCATCCTTGTTACAGGAGAGGGTGGTTCTACCACAACGAACTTACAACAAGGATTGGCTAAAGCATGGATAGATGCACCAGATGGATTAGCGAGTATAAATGACAGCTATAACATTTCTAGTCTTGATGACGATGGAACAGGTAATGGTGGTCTAAATTTTACAACCAATATGTCCTCATCAAATTATGCTATTTTATGTGGATGTGAGGATGATAATCGTACTTCAACTATGCTTACAAACCAACCTACTCAGGGCACACAATATACAACTGGTGTTGATTTTGCAACTCACAGAACAAGTAGTACAGTAGCTCTTACAGACACTGATGTTCGCAGTTATACTTCAATTAATGGAGACTTAGCATAATGGCAAACGGAACAATAGCATTTGATACATTAACAACATCTGATTCAAAAAATACGAATACAGAGAAATCTATTGATACGAGTTACATTTTTAATGGTGTGGCTAAAGTATGGATAAAATTTGATATGAGTTCTAGTTTTACAAATGAAGATAGCTTCAATGTTTCTTCACTTGATGATGATGGCACAGGTGATTTTGGATTAAACTTTTCTAACAATATGGCTAATGCAAATTATCCTGCACCTGCAAGTGCAGGTGAAGACAATGGAAACGTTCTTACAAACTTTGGAACTGTTGCAACATCCTCCATGGATGGTCAAACAAGACAGACACAAGCAAATTCAGCTATAGATAAAGTCAACAATTCTGTTTGTATATTAGGAGATTTAGCATGACAATAAAAACACCAGAGTTTCAGGGCACACATTTATGGGATAGGTTGTGTTGGGCAAAAGAAAACTTAGAAGCTAAACAATCAGACTATCGAATTGTATGGGAAGACCCTGATGCACCTGAAGAGTGTTCTAAGATAACTGTACCTGACCCTAATTGGATGGCTTGTGCATTACAAGGCGGTATACTGCCACCAGTAGAAGTGTATTGGGCATTAGCAGAAGATGAAGCAAAGCCAGATTTCAAGAAACATACAAGAGGATATTTACTCCATAATACAAAACCAGTGGATGCAATGACAGAAGAGCAAGCAATAGAATATTTAATTATGAAAGACATACCACAAAGAGTGTGGAGAGAATATCAAAAAGCTAATAGACCAAGATTAGTAATTTGTAAAAAGGATCAGCTACCAAGCACAAGAGAATGGCGTAACGCTTGGAAGATTGATGAAAATGTAGTAAATTTAGAAGAAGTAGCATAAGGAGTAAAAAAATGCCGACAACAAATATACTAGATAAAAATGGTGTTACTGTAGATGCTTCTACAGTTACTAAGCCATCTGATAGACATTTTAGAGGTGCTTGGGTCGTAGACTCAGACAAGAAGGTTATATCAGAAGACATGACTGAAGCTAAGAAGATCTTTCAAGAAAAGATTAGAGAGGTCAGAAAGCCTCTGCTTGAAGCAGAAGATGTCGTGTATATGAAAGCATTAGAAGCAGATGACGCAAGTGCAAAGACTGCTAGTGTAAATAAAAAGAAAGCACTAAGAGATGCACCAGCAGCTAAAGCTATAACTGATGCAGACACAATTGCAAAGTTAAAAGCAGCATGGGATACATCTGTATTAGGCGATAGTCCATACGCATAAGGAGATATAATGTCTTTAACTAAAGTAGAGGCTGATGGAATAAATTTATCTGATGACTTCGCTTTCACTGGTACAGTCACTGGTGCTGGAGAATCTGTTTTAAAAGGCTCTATCGTAGCCTACGCTGGAAGTTCAGTTCCTACAGGTTATTTGTCTTGTGATGGATCTGCTGTTTCAAGAACAACATATTCTGATTTATATTCAGCCATTGGAACAACATGGGGTAGTGGGGATGGATCAAGCACCTTTAACCTTCCAGATTTAAGAGCAATGTTTCTAAGAGGAACTGGTACACATGGCACTGCTAACATGGCAAAAGGCACAGACTTTTCTGCACCTGCTGTTGGTACTATTGAAGATGATCAAATGCAAGATCACAAACACCAAACAATAATGAGTCCAGGTACTTCTTATCAAACATATGCTTCATATGCTATTGGTAATAATGCTTATGGAACAACTTATAACTTTAACACCACTGCACCTTTAGAGATAAATTCACAAGGTACTCCAAGAACTGGAGATGAAACAAGACCAGTTAACGCTGCCGTGTTATTCATAATTAAAACATAGAGGTTAGTATGAGTTCAGAAACAGAATTACAACTATTAAGAGCAAACAGAAACGCAAGACTGATGAACTCAGACTGGACACAATTAGCTGATGCTCCTTTGACAAATTCTAAAAAAACTGAATGGGCAACTTACAGACAATCTCTAAGAGATATTACCAAAACATATACAAGTATGGAAGATGAAGGCTTTGCTTTTCCAGAGGAGCCTAGTTAATTATGGACATTAACAAACAAGAATTATGGGCAACGCCTTACTTTTATAGAGTTGAAAAAATTAATTTTGAACTAGATATTGTAGATTGGATTTTAAAAAAATCTAAAAAAGAACCATCTGTTTTAAAATCAAACATAGGTGGGTGGCAAAGTAAAATACAAAACAATAAAGTAGAATTAAATCCACTAATAAGTTACATAGATGTTTTTTGCAAAAATATAAATTTAGGTATACAGCAAATAGATATAACTGAGATTTGGATTAACGTAAATAAACAACATGATTGGAATACAATACACCAACATGGAGGGCATACTTTTTCAGGTGTTTATTATGTGAAAACTCCAAAAGATTCTGGAAGACTAGCTTTTAGAGATCCAAGACCAGGTGCCATTTCTAATTCTTTTCTGGTGGACAGATATGATAATGGTGAATTAAGATATGTTAATATTGCAGAGGGTTTGTTTTTATTATTCCCCTCTTATTTAGAGCATTTTGTTGAGCCTAATAACAACAAAGAAGAAAGAATATCTATAAGTTTTAATGTAGATGTTTTATAAAGGAGAATACAATGCCGTACATTGGTAGATCAGAAAATTTTGGAGTAAGAAGTAGGTTTCAGTATCAAGCCACCGCTAGTCAAACTAGCTTTAGTGGATCAGATGCTAACTCTTTATCTCTAAGTTACAATGATTCAAGGTACATGGATGTCTATCAAAATGGTGTATTGCTTGTACCAGGCACAGACTATACTGCTACTACTGGTACGACTGTTGTATTAGTTCAAGCAGCGAGTTTAAATGATATTGTAGAAATGGTTGTTTATGATGTCTTTACAGTTGCCAACTCTTACACAAAGAACGAGTCAGATACAAGGTATCCTTTTAAGGGAAACAATAGTATAATCAGATTAAATGGTCAGACTATTAGTGCAGACATAACCATAGACTCAGATGAGAATGGCGTAAGTGCTGGACCTATAACACAATCAGCGACAGTTACTGTTAATGGTTATTGGAGTATCGTATGACAAGTCAACTCAATGTAGACACCATTGTAGATAAAGCAGGTAGTGGTGGTACAAATGTTAAGGTAGCTAATACTTCTACTTATGTATCTGATGGTGGCAGTGCTACACAAAACCTAGTTCAAGGTATAGCAAAGGCTTGGCATACTATTGATGGTGAAGGAACTGTGGCTATAGTAGATAGTTTTAATATAGCAAGTATTACAGACAATGATACTGGTGATTATTCATTTACTTACACAAATAATATGGGGACAGCAAAACACCCCGTAACAGGAAGTGTCGTTGGAGCTTCTACTGGAAACTATTTTAGTTTTATAAGTTCAGATGGTGTTGCACAGGCAACTACTGGAAATACTACAAAAAATGTTCATCATAGTGGTGCTCAACAAGACACCGACCCTACACATTTTGTTATTCATGGAGACTTAGCATAATGGCTAGTGAACTTAAAGTAGATAAATTTACAGGTGTATCCACAGCAGGTTCTATACTTGTTACAGGTGAAGGCAATAGTACAACAACTAATCTGCAACAGGGGTTGGCAAAAGCGTGGTTTGCTTGTGATAATATGGCAATCATAGATTCTTTAAATTCAGCAGGACTAACAGATAATGGTACGGGTGATTTAACATTAACAGTTACAAATGCAATGAACAATGATGACTATTCAACTGGAATGGGAGGAGGAGGAAGTGCTATCACTGATGGTTCTATGCGACTTGTAGATGGTGCTGATTCTACTACACCAAGAACTTCATCAGCTATTAGGCTGAGACAAGGTTATAAACCTACAAATTTAGTTATGGATGATAATTCTCTTTGTTCTATACAATTTTTTGGAGACCTTGCATAATGGCTAGTGAATTAAGAGTAAATACATTAAAAGATGCAAGTGGTAATAATAGTGTTGCTACGAGTACAATATCACAGGGTAGTGCAAAGGCTTGGTGTGTTTTTAATGGTGAGGGTACAGTTGCAATAACTGACAGTCATAATAGTGCATCATTAACGGATGTTGCTGTAGGAGATTACACTTTAGGTTTTGTAAGTAATATGAATAGTGCAGCTTATGCAGTTAGTGGCTCAAGTGTTGGTAGTGACGCTTCTAATTATTACAATTTTTTGTCTGGTGATGGTGCAAACAACACAACCAGTTTATATGAAATAAATTTTGTGCATAGAGCTGACTCTATAGATCAAATAGATAATGACCATTGTGCCACCATAGTGCATGGAGACTTAGCATGAGTAAAGCAGCAGAATTAGCAAAGATGGGTGAAGTCCTAACCAATAGTCAGCTATCAGGAAGACGCAACATTGCGTATAATGGAGCAATGCAAATTTCACAAAGGGCAACCGAAGTAACTGGTATAGGAGCTTCTGGAGATACCAACAAATTTCATACAGTTGATAGATGGAACTTATTTCATGGATCTTCAGATTTAGCAGGTCGTTTAACAATGTCACAATCTTCAGATACTCCCAGCGGATTTGGAAATTCTATGAAATTAGACTGCACAACTGCTGATACAAGCACAGCAGCAGGAGAAGAATTTTTAATATCTCAAAAACTAGAGGGTCAAGATTTACAAGGAATAGGTAAAGGAACATCAGATGCAAAACAATTAGTGTTAAGTTGGTACGCAAAAGGAACACCTAAGACTTATGGCATGGAGATGTATGACAACGATAACACTAGACATTTTTCTAATACATGGGCAGTAACAAGCAGTTGGCAAAGATTTACACAACTTATACCAGCAGACACTACAGGTGCTTTTGATGATGACAATGCTTTAAGTTTATATATTTTATTTTGGATTCACGCAGGCTCAACTTTTTCAAGTGGTTCTTCTGCATCATCATGGGCAAGTGTTACAAATGCTAATAGAGCAGCAGGTGTACAGTCTTTTTTTAGTAGCACAGATAATGAATTATACTTAACTGGAGTTCAATTAGAAATAGGCTCTGTAGCCACACCATTTGAGCATAGGTCATTTGGTGAAGAACTTAGTTTATGCAGTAGATATTATGAAGTTGCAGAGGGTTATGGGGGTTCTTACCACTATACAGTTAGTACAAATTCTAACGATAGGTTTACAGCAACAGCGACTTATAAAGTAGAAAAAAGAGCAACGCCTACTTTAACTGCTACAAATAATGGTGGAGGTAGTATATCAAATTTATCAAACACAACTAAAAAAGCAGCCTACAGAAGAACAGGTGCTTTTGATGGTCCTAATTCTTTTAGTGTAGCAGGAGATGCAGAATTATGATTATATCAAATCCCCAATATTATAAAATTGAAACGTATAATACAAAAACTAATAGTTGGGAACTATCTGGCGACAACTATGGTATTAAGGCTACTATAGATGACGTTAATATGGAGATACCATTAGATCCTTCCAACAGACACTACGCAGAAATACTTAAACAAGTTGCAGAAGGCAAACTGACGATCAAGGATGCTGAGTAATGTTTGGTAACTCTTCTTTTGCTGAAGCCGCTTTTGCAAATGTAGGTGGAGTTTTACAAGTTGCTACAGCAGAGATGAGTGCTCTTGGCACTAGCTCAAGCATAGGTTCTGGAATACTTGTTGGCGTTTCATCTTTAAATGGCAACTTTACAAAAACAACCGCAGGCATATTTATCACTGGTAGTGTAAATGCAGAAGTTAGCTCTAATTTTACACAAACCACTGAAGACATAGCTATAGTTAATTTTACAGATGTTACCATGTCTAGCATCTTTACTAAGACAACAAGTGGTATAACTATACTTTCTGGTGTATCTTCACAAGATTTAAATTTTACAAAAACAACTTCTGGAGATATACTGTATGTAGCTATTGTGCCAGAAGCAAATGAGACTTATACTGAGATAACGCCAAGTGGTACAGAAACATGGACGGAGATAACGCCAAGTGGTACAGAAACATACACAGAAATAAACGCATGAGGGATATATGCCAAGTTCTTATACAGCAAATTTAGGAGTAGAAAAAATAGGTTCTGGTGAACAAGCTGGAACTTGGGGGACAACGACTAATTTAAATTTAGATATTATAGACAGAGCCGTAAATGGTGTAGGAGCTATCACACTATCTGGTACATCACATACATTGACCACGACTGACGGAGCATTGTCAGAGGGTGGTAATAAAGT